TTTAATTTATAGTAATCATTTTATCAGTTTTTTAATAATTTTTTATTATTTTTAGTTCTTTTTAATGTTTTTTATAGTATTATATTATAAAAGATGAATAAAAAACCACCATCTCTTGTTGAATTTAATTTTAGTGAAGATATTCCACTGTCAAATCCTCAACTTAGAGAATCTGTAGAAATTAAAGACCCCGAAACAGGTGAGGAAAACCCCAATTTTATTTACAAAGAAGAACCAATAGAAGAAAAAGAACCAATCATTAAAATAGAAGAACGTGAAGAAATTAATAAAAAAGATTTATTTGATGTCCCAGTAGATGAAATCACCCCCGACGGGGGTTCTCTGAAAACCTCCAAAGGAGGTTTTGACCCACCTGCTCCTCAAAGCAAATCGTGCACGAAACCTGCGAAGAAACCACGCAAACCAATGTCAGAAGATCACAAAGCAAAACTCGCTCTTGCAAGGGAAAAAGCGATGGCTTCACGTAAAATAAAAGCGGAAGAGCGAAAGAAAATGAAAGCATTAGAAAACGAAGAAAAAGAACTATTAAAAACACAAAAAGTTAAAAGAGTTCAGAAACTAAAAGAAGAAGTTAATGATGAAAAACCTTTACAATCTACTACTCCCACTAAAATGACTGGTTTAACTAAGAAAGATTTAGAAGAAGCACAACTGGAAGCGATAATGAAATATGAAGCTATGAGGAAGCAAAGGAAAGAAGAAAAGAAACAGGCTAAAATTATTGAAGAAGGGAAAGCGAAAATGTTAAATCAAATTAATAGAGCAACTGGCGGAGTAAATTATAGATACAGAGATGGAAGTAATCGGTTTGATAATTGTTATTAATATATACTACTTAAGCATTAATTTAACCCAAGAATGTCAAAATTTCCTCCTATCTGACACAAAGTTGGGTTATCTATACAAGTAAGTAGTAGAAAGCATAGCAATCATAGAGAGATGAAAAAATTTATTTTGTCAAATCTGGGTTAAAAATAATTTCTTAATAATATTATAAAATGGAACATGTCGCTTTTTTAGTCCCTACAACTTCCAAAGACAGAGAGTGGAATAATTTTAGAGAATCATATTTAAATCAGGTCTTATTGCCTTCTATAACTAAATTAAGTCATTCATTTAAAATTACTTGCTATATAGGATATGATGATGACGATAGATTATTCAGTAATATTAATTTACCTCCTCTCTATGATAATATAGAGTTGAAATGGTTTCCTTTCAATAATTCATACAAAGGAAAACCGACTCATATTTGGAATGATTTATCTAAATATGCGATTGCTGATAATATTAATTATTTCCAAGTTTGCGGAGATGATATATCATTTGATAAAAGAACTGAATGGTTGGGAAAGTTCTTAAAATTATTAAAGAAGCAAAATAATATAGGATTCGTTTCAGGTTATTCAAATAATGATAGTATCCCTACTCAGTTCCTGATTCATAAAAAACATATTGATAATTTTGGATGGATATTTCCTCCTCCTATCCATAACTGGTTCTGTGATGACTTCTTAGCTGGTTTATATTCTGAAAAGGGAATATGGTTAAAAGAATACAAACATCTTAATATCGGCGGACAGCCAAGATATACTCCTAACAACGATAAAAATTTATGTTATTTATTAATTAAAAGATATAAAAAAAATTTATATTTACTAAATTAAATATGAAATTCATAACTCTAACAAATAAAGGATATCTTGAATATACAAAAAATATGATTGAATCTTTAAAAAAGTTGAACGTCCCCGAACCCCTAAAAGTTTATTGTCTTGGGCAAGAATGTTATGATGATCTTGATTATGATAATAAGGTTTTATTGAATACAGATGCTCCAGATGATTTACAGATATTTCGTCAGGGTGATTGGAATAAAGTTGTCGTCCAGAAATTTAATGCTATTTATCAGGAACTAATAAAAGGTGAAGACGTCTTATTTAGTGATGGGGACATTGTATGGTTAGACAGTCGTTTTCAAAGAGATATACAAAATAGATTGGATGATAATGATATCCTGTTTCAAAATGATCATCAAGATGATAGAGATGACGGACAATTATGTTCTGGAATAATGTTTATTAAATCAAACGAAGCAAATAAAAAAACATTCAATCCAGCGAATATAAATATGAATAATTTTCAGTGCGACCAAATATATCTTAATGAAATAAAATCTCAGTTATCTTATGATAAATTACCTCTAAAGAAATATCCTAACGGACAATATTTTTATAGTGGAAAAGTAAAAAATCCTTATTGTATTCATTTTAATTATGTTATCGGAAATAATAAGAAAGAAACTATGAAAAAATTTAATTATTGGTTAATATAAAAAAATATTTATTATTAATATAATGTCAAGTGAAAAAAAAGTTCCTCGTGTTTTGAAAGTAAAGGACGAACCAGCAAATGATAAATTTAATGATATTCATCCACATCTCCCACAAATGCCGTCTCTTATATTGATTATTGGTTCAGTCCGTTCAGGGAAATCTAATCTTCTCACAAACTTTTTCTGTAATGATGATTTCTATAAAGACAAATTTGATGTCGTAAAATTTATTTCTTCAACATTACACACAGATAATAAAGGAAAAATACTCTCAAAGTTTTTTGATTGTGAAGACCATTACACGGATAAAATGATTGAAGATATTAAACAGTCTCAGGGAAGTTATGAAAATAAAGAGGAGAGACCAACGTATGCTCTGGTTATGGATGATATACTCACTAAAGATTTCAAGAAATCTAATCAGGTAAGTTTCTTCGCTACGAGGTTCAGACACTATTTGGATATGTATGTCATCGCGGTTCAGTCGTTTCGTGCGGTCTCAGGGATGATTAGAAACAACGCCACAGACGTCATCATCCACAAACAGCAGAACCAGAAAGAGTTAATGAAAATAGCAGAAGAGTATGGTGATTTGGTTGGTGGTGAAAAGAAGTTTTTGGAATTATATAATGAAGCACACAAAGAGCGTTATAGTTTCTTATATCTTAAACTTTCTGAGAATCCGGCAGAGGCATACTGTCGCTTTGAAACAAAACTATATCCACCTTCAACAGCTCCTGAACCAGAATTAGATTTAACTGTTTCAGACACAGATATTTAAAGTTTTAGACACTAATATATATATAATGAATAAATACAAAGACGGAAAAATTTATAAAGTAATTACTAATGACGGAATTTATATCGGTTCAACTATTATGTTATTATCTAAAAGATTATGGCATCACAGATATGCTGAATCAAGTGGATTAAATATAGATGAGACAAATAGTTCTATTGAATTAATTGAAGATTATCCCTGTAATAATAAAACAGAATTAAAACAAAGAGAGCAATATTGGATGGATAAAATTGAATGTATAAATGAACGACGAGCATATCAAAGTAAAGAAGATAGACGCTCATATAAAAAAATTAAAAGCAAAGAAGCATATGAAAAAAATAAAGATATAGTGAAACAAAAAACACAATATATTAACTCTTGGGGCGGTGATAAAAGAAGTAATAATAACCTACTGGAGACAGATGTAAATATTTTTCAAGAATAATTATTTTTTTTTATCTTAATTTTTAATATAATTCATATTATAAAATGGATTTATACTCGTCTGACTATGCTGGTATTCAGGAAGGAAATATGAGAACTAAATCAGTTATGGATAGGAATCAGGCAGTTCAAGAACATAATAATGATGTCGCAACACAAATATCGTCACTAAAAGCACAACAAACGACAGGAAATATAGAATCTGCTGGTCTTCAAGCAGTTCAGCAATACTGGGCGGGAGGTAAAATCCCTAATCAAATAAGTGCTCTCCAAGATCATTTAAAAGCAGGTGGAACTCTTTTCAGTAATCCAACAAGTCAAGCACAAACAGAAGCAGAAAAATCAGTCAGCGATGCTAAATCAGGATTAAAAGGATTTTTTACAAAACAAGAGGTCACGGCACCAGAAACTCCAGCAATCCAAACGAGCGACGATGCGAGGAGTGCTTTAGAATCAGGTTTAGAAGAAGGAGCAGAGGGTGTAGGTTCTACAGCATTAAAAGCATTAGGAGGAGTCACTGCTGTCGCCACAGGTGGAATGGATATTTATAAAGATATAGAAAGTATATCACAAGGACACGGAATAGCAGGAGATAACTGGGCTTCCAAAACATCTAATCTTTTACAGATTGGTGGAGCAATCGCAGATGTCGGTGGAACAGTATTCCCCCCTCTTGCTATTGTAGGCGGAATAGCTGATATTGCCGCGGGAGTATTTGGGGAAGTAGGTTCTCTAAAAGACGAAGAACAACAGACACAAGATGATACAAATTTACAACAAAAAGAAACAGAACAACAGGAAGCAGTTTCTGCTCCTCAAACTTTTGCTACAGGAAGAGTATCTTAAGTCTTAAAATTTTGTATTTTAGAATCAGGACGAGCATATTCTTTTAATCGTAAATCCCATCTTCCATTCTTTCTCTGGAATATTCTACAGAGCATAGGGAACTCGTCAGCGAGTTTTTGTTTATCAACTCGTTCACTATCAAATCCTCTGCCGTCACCATTACATCCGCCATCGGCATAATTTTTAGTCTTTCCAGCAATCCAATTATTTTTTAATATCTTCCCATCCCTGACAAAATATCTCAAGCAATTCTCAAAGTCTTCTGAATAGTTAGTGATTAGTTTAACATCTTTTTTAATTCTTCTTAGTCTCATTAGTCCTAACATATATCTTAAATCAGTTGTATATTGTTTATTCCCACTCATAAATTTAGGATTATCACATTGATAAAATCCTGCGTAGTTAATATTTTCAGTTATCATTTTTTCTTTCATTTCTTGTAAGACAGCTAAGAAGTCTCTTACAGAATTCCTTTCTTTATCTATGACATCAATTAAATCATCATCTATTTCACATATAAATTCATCTTCTTCAAAGAAATGCGTAATATAGTTATGCGTTTCACCAATTCCCTTAATATCAATAGGATGAATGTTGATTCCCAAATACTCAAGAGCAAGATATTCCAGAATATCTTTATCATCTTCCCTAACGAATACATAAATAGTCTTAGGGTCTATTCCCTGAGATAATAAATAATTAATAGTTTTATCTCTTAAAATACTTGCTCTTTGAAAAGAAGGAATCGCAAATTTCATTTTTATATTAATTAAGATAAAAAAAATAAAATTTAAAAAAAAAAATATATTCTAAAATAAATGCCTCCAAAACCCCTCGGTGCTGATTATGTTAATAATTGTTTAGTCTCTGCTGGATATACTTGGTGTGAAATCTTAAATAAATGTGTTCGTCTCTGGGAAGAAATGTGTGAATATCCTTCAAATTGTCTCACTTGGAATGACGGATGTAATATTTGTCAGTTAGTAGAAGGTGAATCAGGAATGGAACTCGGTGCATGTAGTGAGATGTATTGTTTCACTCAGGGAATGCCTTTTTGTCAAGTTGTTCGTCCCGAACAACTTCATCTAATCCCAGAGGGATTAGGTCAGGTTCAAACTCCTGAAATGATTATAGACCCTATGCCCCCTGTGATCAATCCCTTTTTAGGCGACGGACATTAATCACAATTTATTAATTTTTCCCTGAGATAACATACAAAACTCATCCGGGTGAAATCGTGTTCTATTCCTACAAAACCTAAATATTTATTAACTTTTTTGAATGAATGACAATTATTTTTATTATATTCTTTTTGTTCTGGAGTTTCCCAGAGTTCAGTATTACAATGATATTGATGAACATCCGCAATCAGGAGATCACCGTGTCTCATATTAATTCCAATACCATATCTTGGAATCATAAATAAACCACCATTAAATTTACCTTCTTCAAGAACAGACAAACAAGCAATACCACCAAAATCTCCAGCATCTTTATGGAGAGCAGTTCTAAAGTTCCTGTTAAGAGTAATAGTTGAAAAAGGAGTGTCAGGGATTTTATATTCACTTTTTAAATCTGCTCTTTCTAATTGTTTATTATATTCTTCAGGTCTAATAGATTTATAATTTTCAGCAATCTCTTTTAAGAAGGGGAATCCGGCTTCATATTCTTTCAGATTCGGTTTAGTAAATGATGTTAAACGACAAGGAAGGTGTTTCCCTAAACCACCATTACTCTTATCAAAATATCCTATAGGAGTTGAATAAACAGGATTATTTATTTTCATTTTAGAGACTTTCCCATTCACTGTATAACTGGTTGATATTCCGTTTGTATTAGTTAAATTTCTTTTCTTCCAATATAATAAGTCAGGGTCTATCTGTCCTGCTGAAGCCCCACGACCTCTTGAAGGATTAATCATCTTTTTATAATTCTCAAAACCGACTTCAGTTTCTTTCAATAACTTTTTCCTAAATGATAAAATAAATTTACCATCTTCACTGAATAAATCAACGTCTTCATCAAATAAATGAAGTATCCATCCGTCATCTAAATGATGACCTTTTAGAGTATTAAGTTCTTCTTCACTACATAATTCAGGGAGATAAATTGTTTTCATTTACTATATGAAAGAAATTAATTCTCTAACTTTTTTAATTTTTTTTATTCTTGTATTATTATATAATTAATATTATAAAAATGAGTGCCTATTGGAAAGTTGATGACACTATGCGTATCGGTCAAAAGTTTATTTCTATTCCCAGCGAGAATGGATTAGAATACGAGGAAAACCAAAAGATTCAGTTATTTGTGGATCCTTCTACTAAATATATGGACGGTCACAATTCGTATCTTGAGTTTTTTGTAAAGATAAATCTTCCATCGGGAAGTCCTACTCCTACGAGATTACAATTAGATGAGATGGGAGCAAATTGTTTAATCAAAAATATCAGAATTTATGACGGAACACGAGGGCAAATTTTAGAGGAACTGGATTCATACTCAAGTCTATGTTCGGTGAGATATGATTACGATGCTGATGATAGTATTAGAAATGTCCGTGCTTTACGTGAGGGTTCTTCGGTTCATACTCCTTCTAACCGTGGAACTGAAGGGACTTCTAAAACAGCGATGGCGAACACTCTCACTAATCCTTATTTTAAGGTTAAGAAGGGAGACCAAAATGCCTCGTGGGATGATACTGATTTCATTAAAGCAAAATGCTGTATCCCCCTTCATACAGGAATTTTCGCACAAAATGAACACATCTTCCCAGTTATGATGACAAATGGTCTTTATATAGAAATAGATACTGCTCCAGCAAGAGAGGTCATAAAACAGTTAGACTCTGTCCTACGATACAGGCGTTCTAAATTAAATCCTTGGTTTCACAGTATTGATGGGGCTGTCACCACGATGGCTGCGAATGCTTCAAATCATACAACTTTTTACATTCAACAGAAAAATAATTTATCTGGTTCTGATGCTGTCTCTCGGATGCCGTTTGTGGTGGGAGAAAAATTCGGTTTCTGTGATGCTTCTGCTCCTGAAACTGCTACAAATTTATCGGGGACTTTTTATATTAGTGAAATTAATTTATCAACTAACGGATTAATTGAAGTTAAGACAAATGCTTCTTTCCAAAATAACGGAGCGGGAGCAGTCGCAGTCACTCAGAATTTTGTAATGTATTCTACAGCGGTGAGTGCTGCTACTTCTTATGATGCTACTTATACTATCTCTAATGTAAATTTAGTAGTCAGTCAGGTTGAACTTGACCCTGCTTATGAACGCGGAATGATACAAAAAGTTAGAGAAGGGAAAGCGATTGAAATTGATATCTTAACTGCTACAAACTATAAGAATAGTATTCTCGCATCAGACAGACAAACAACTTATCAGGTATATGCTCAGAACTCTCGTGCGAAGAGTTTGTTAGTAATTCCTCAGGACTCCACTGTTTATTCTGCTAAAGATGCTATTAGTGGGACTGGGACTTATGAAATAGTTGAAAACGGGGACGACGATGAAGGTATGCTAACGAGTAATCGTTCAGGATATACCGGAATCTGTGATGAATTACAAGAAATTCAGTATCAGTTAGAAGGTCGTTTAGTTCCTTCTCGTGCGATAAATGTTTCTAAGATAGCCTCGCGACAGAGTATTGATGCGTTCCATTTATATGAGTTAGAAAAATGTTTAGACAACGCTGGAATAATTCCTCGCTCTTTCCGTGCTTTCAGGACAAATTTTGTCTTCGGCAGAGGATTTGCGGTCAATCAGGGAGCAATTGATTTACGTGGAAAAGACTTAGCAGTTATCTTAAAATATACTGGTGCTTTTGCTCCTGCTAAACCAAAGATGTTTAACTCATTTATAATCCACGTCAGGCGATTTATGATTCGGGATGGTGGTGTAGAAGTCATCGCATAATTCGTGCACGAAATATTTACTGACCCAGATTTGACAAAATCAATTTCTATTCCTTCTTATTGAGATGACCCAACTTTGTGTCTATTAGCGAGGAATTTTGACAAACTTGGGTTATCTCAATATTTAAGAAGTAGATTTTAACTTAAAGGTTAGACGCTATATATATATAAGTAGTAGAAATGAGTATTATGAGTAATTTACCAAATGATATTATTATTCATATTCTTAAAGAGCGTCGTATTATGAAACAAGCAGACAAATATAAAAAGAATTATAGCTTCGTCTTAAGAGAAATTAAAACATTAGATAAACTCGTATTCAGGAATCTTATTAAATACTGCTACGAGAAATGGTGGGACACTGGTAAAAAAATATTAGAACAGATAAAACTTAAAAACGATATCTTATCTGATAAAAAAAGAAATTTAATATACGAACTTGATGAGATTTTTGATTTTCCTTTTGATAATTCCTCTGTTATGTTAGATTATATTAATTTAGAATATTCTGGTTTTTCAGGATATGAACCAGTAATATTCGTAGAAAGTAGCGATGAAGACAATTAATTTTTTTTTATTTATTTTTATTTTAACTCTTTTATATTGTAAAAAGTATAAAAATGACTTCAAGATATGTAGAGATAAGACCAGATAACGTCCCCTCTGATGGAATCGTTTCATTTAAGAACGGATTTCCAGTTCTTTCATTTACTGTATCCGCACAGAATGGGCTACTTGACCCTTCTTCTATTCGTATCGTAGGAAATTTAAATCTATATTCTGATAATGCGAATCCACCAACTCCCTGTCAAGCAGGAGATAATTTAACTATGAATCCACGTCTCGGGATTTACAATATATTTGATAGTCTAACAATTCGCTCCGCCAGAACTAAAATGATATGTGAGTCCATAAGACATTATTCAAAGTGGATGAATACATATACAGCATTAACCTCTTCTAAGGGAGACCAAATGTCTCACCTCGGTGAAACTTGTTTAATTTATCCTAACGCAGAAACTTTCCGTCGTGCTGTCTGTCAGAATAATGCTTCGGGAACTGAAACTACTTCTTTCTCAGCACATTTGCCCTGCGGATTCTGCCAATCTGGTAATCTTGTAGATTTAAGAGAGGGTGCTTTTGGGGGAGTCCAGGTGGAAATAATGCTGATGCCTGATGCAAACACTTTATTTTACGAGAACGGAACAGTCGCAGCCGGAAAGGGTGAAGCCCATTATCGTCTCAAGGATCTAAAATTATGCTGTGAAGTAAAGGATTTAACGGATGATATGCTCCAAGCACAACCTGAGGGGTCTTATCAATTTAACACAATTACTTCACTATATACGAGTATTAACTCCACAAACGCACAAATTCAGTATTCTCTCGCCCTGAGAAATCTGCAGTCAGCGTTTATGACTTTTATGCCTGTCTCTAATATTAATACATTAACTGCTGACGGTTCTGCTACGACTTATCCTTCAAATGCTTCTGCGAATGCTTCAGGCGGTGTCCTAAGTGCTATTCGCCGAGTTCAGTTCTTAAAGGGTGGTGTAAAGCATCCTGCTGAGTTTGATTATGTAAATAATATTGTAGAATCACCTGACACACAACTTCCAGACCCTCAGATAGTAAAAGGTCTCTATGATGCTATTGTTCCAGATTATCACCAAGTAAGAACCAGTATCTCTCCAGCTAATATGAACAGAGATTATTTAATGGGGACTCTTATTGAAGAAAGTTCCTATAATAGTGTTGCACTCGGTGGAGCAGTAATGGGTCTCGGCGTAAAATATGGTATTGGAGACGCAGGTGAAGACTTTTCACAGCAACAGTTCGGAGTATCTATTGAAAGCGACTTAACAACTGACAACCCTATTGGAGTTTATCTATTCTTCAAAGCAAAAGCAACTCTTGTTTATTCCGCACAGGGACTACAACTCTTACAATAATTAATTTCTACACTTATTTAATTTTTAATTTTTTATCTTATTAATTTTTAATATTATTCATATTATAAAAATGAGTAGCGATACGATGTCTGATGGTGGTAGTATTCCCGACCTTATTTCACTCACTCAAATCCCTTCTAATATGATTCAGTCTATTGAAACTGATTTATTGGAGCCAGTCGTTTTTAATCAGGGTTCGTCCACTCAGGATGGATTCTGTAGATTTACTTTACAGAACAAAGGATTCCTACATTCCCATAGTAAGTTGTTTATGTCTGTAGAGGCTGGGACTGGTGTGAATAGTGGATTTTTTAATCCTCATACAGGAGTAGGACAAGTCATCAAAAAGGCAGTTTTAAAAATCGGTAATAAGACACTAAATGAAGTCACGCAGTGGAACGCACTTTTTGGTGCTAAATCAACTCTTATTAAGAATGAAAACAACGTGGAACGTGAATTTTATACAACAGGACGTTTTATGAATCATGGTTTTAGATACAACGCTGGTAGCGATACTCGTGCTGATTTGTATGGTCTTGATAATGGATATGAATATACAGGAACTGATTTAAGAATTCCTAAGTGGGCTGAGATGGATGTAGATGAAAAAGCGTCGTCTCCTACTTTTTCTATTGATTTAAGCGACTTGTTCCCGTTTCTCAAGGTGAATCAACTCCCGCTTTATATGATTAATGAACCAATAAACATTGAATTAACATTTTTCCCAACTGCTGGGGATCGTATTCAGGTAGATAATGATGGTGGGGATGCTACAGGGTCAGAATCTTTAATCCGTCGCTCTGACCTCAAGTTCTGTGCTGATTATGTTTTTTATAATGGTGCTGGAGATGAGATGGAGCGTTTCAAGAATGCTAATCAGGATATGTCGTTCTCTTTTGTAGATTATCGTTTAATAGAGACTACTGTATCTCAGACAAATTTATCAAGTGGAATTATTCGTAATCTCGGTATGGCGAACAGAATGGTTCCGCGAGTAATTACTGCTCTCGCAAATACTGCTTTAGATGAAGTATATATTTTACCAGCTTCATCTAATGCGATTGCTCCTCTTCTGACTGCTGGAGTCCCTGGAGCAATCAAATATAATATTAGATACAACGATAGATTTGAATTCTCAAGCGATGTTGATAATACAGCAAGACTATTTAGTATTCTCACAGATAGTGAAGGTGTTCCTTTTATTACTCGTGAAGAATATTCACATCAAAAGAATATGATCACAACGGATACTCTAAATAACAAACAACAGAGGAGTAATCTTGAGGGAACATTCTTTTATTTGGGAACTAAACTGACTGGGGGCAGAGTCGGTCAGCGTGGTCTTGAACTTCATTTATCTGGTGGATTCCCAGCCAGTGCGACTACTATGAGAAACTTTGCGGAGTATTTACGTGTCGCACGACTAACAAACGGATATTTTGAAGTCTTCAACGCCTGATTTGACAAAATTATTCTCTAATACTTCTTATTTATATGACCCTACTTTGTGATTATTTTGATTATTTAAAAATATTTTGACAAACTCAGGTTAAAATATTTCTTATTATAAAATGAATAAATTTTATATTAACTTGGATAGTTGTCCTGAACGTAAAAAATATTTTGATGATTCTTGGACGAGATGGTCTGCTACATCAAGAGCAGAAGTAAATGATTTCACTGTAAATAAAATGATATCCTATCATAACGTCCAATTCAGTTATCACCTCGCGAAGTGCGGATGTTTTAAAAGTCATACATTATTACTTCAGTATATTGTAAATAATAAATTAAATAAAGTCGTAATTTGTGAAGACGACGCAGACCAAATACAAGATTTTCCAGATGATTTAGGAGATGGATTTGTTTATCTCGGTGGATATTTTTTGAATAAAAAAAGAACAGAAGGAGAGTATAAAGGTGAATGCGGTTCAGTAAATGGTCTTAATGATTTATCAGATAAAAATTTTGATGTCTGTATGACGATGTCATATTATATAGGAACTTGGGAAGTAGCCTCAGAACTCTTGGAAGAAATCAACTCATTAAAGCGGTGGAGAGCAATAGATATTTTATATATGAACTCTAAAGTTCCAAAAAAATATTATTATCCAGCAATTTTTAGAGAGAGACCACTTGGAAGCACTATAAGAAACAATAAAAGAAAATACGCAAATCAGTTTTATAGAATAAATTAATTTTTTAGATTTATTTAAAGATTAAAATATATTCAAAAGTATAAAATGGAAATCTCAGCAGAACAAAGAAAGGAGTTAATTATGAAAGAGCGACCAAATCTCAAAGAGAATAGCGTGAAGCAATATATATCTCATTTAAATAAACTGACTAAATTATTTGATAGTCCTGATAATTATGAGTTTTTAAAAGATCCTGATTCAGTAATGGACAAGATAAAGGATACACATTATACGTCTCAGAGAAATACTCTTAATGCGATTATAGTCCTTTTGATGGCTTTGAATAGCGAAAAGGAATATGATGAACTTTTAAAAACTTATGGAAAACTCAGGGATAATTTTAATTTGAAATACGAAAAAGAACAAGAATCAGGTAAAATCAGCGAGAAGCAGAAAGACAATTTTGTAGAATTAGGTGAGATAGATAATATGCTCTTAGATATGGAATTTGAAATCAAAAAGGAAAAGTTAAAAAAGAAAGAAAATTTATCAGGAAAAGAAAAAGAATTATTAATGGTTTATACTCTTTTTAATTTTCTGAAGCGTATTCCTACTCGTAATGATATGGCGGGACAAAAATATATCACTTATGCTATGTATCGTAGATTAAGTGACGAAGATAAAAAAAATAATAATTATTTAGTGAAAAAGAAGGAAGAGATGTTCGGTGTGTATAATGAATATAAAACCTCATCAAAATATGGTCTGGAGAAGAAAATAACTATTCCCAAAGATTTAGAAAGGATCTTAAATATGTATATTAGAACAACAGGAAAAAAGGCAGGAGATTATCTCTTTGTAAATTCTGTAGGAACACCTCTTAATAGAAATCAAATCAGTCAGTTATTACTGAAGACGAGTCAAAAATATCTTAAAAAAAATATCAGCACGACGATGATGAGGAAAATTGTAGCCTCGCACCATTACAACGATAAAAAGTTTATAGAAATGAAAGAAGCACAAAAGGAACTCGCACATAATATGGGACACTCAGTAGCTGTTCAGGATAAAGTTTATATAAAATCTAATGATGATTAAATTAATTACTGGAATACATCATCCTTAATATGAAACATAGTAAGTGGTTCATAAGTTTTTTCACCCCAAGAATACATCCAGTGATTACGTTGATAGTCATACGCTCTCTTCCTGTCCTTGTTTTCCCTTCTGTTTTTCTGTTGCTTTAGTTTTTTATGATATTCACTTGTATAAGCGTTTTTAGGATTTACAACATTCATCTTATAAACTTTTCGCATTCTATTCATACATTTCTGCTCCTGCTTTCTTAAATCTATGTCGCTGATATTTCCTTTAAATGTTTCATATATTTCAAAGCGATACTCCCCGTTCTCTATAATTTGTTTAGATGAGGTTGTATTCTCAGGTCTTTCGTGAAAATAAAGTCTATTATTTTCTCGTGAAGACCCTACATAAACATCCTCTCCGTTGCTGTCATCAATAATAACATACGTGTAAGCGATACTCATATTCTATTTACTTTTTTACTTTTTCTCACTCACTTACTTCTACTACTTGTATATATAGTTTGATTTGTTTTTAAGTATTTTATCTCATAAATCATTGCTCTTTAAAAAAATTATGAGAAAGGACTTAAAGGAATAAAAAATATAAAAACGAGAATTGAAAAAATAAAACAGGTTCTCTATGATATAACCCAGAAATGACAAAATAA